TCGATGTTAAAACTGTCCCTAAATTCATTGTACACAGGATTCTCTGGTGTACCACTCTTTAACTCTTTACGAGTGTAGAAAAACTGATTCTTCATTTTAAATTGTATTTGGTTTGTAATAATTGAAACTTTTTCATATTTCCTTTTAAAAAGTCTTCTTTGTATATCCAGACATAACCTTTAGCAGTCAATCCTTTTTTTACATTTTTTTGTTGACATGCTTGTTGAATAAGTTCTTCTGTACAGTTATAGAAATTAGCAGCTGAAGAACATCTATCCCACTCCTTTAGAAAGTTTCCTTTTTTATCAAACTGATATATAAGTTTTATTCTTTCTTTAAATTGGTATGATGATAGGTTGACAGAATGTTTTATATTATCTTGTTGAGTGACCCATTCCAAATTATCTGCACAATTGTTGCTTCTATTCAAATCTTTATGATTGATAACTGGTAAATTGTTGGGGTTTTCAATAAAACATTCTGCAACTATACGATGAAGGTACATGTTTTTTCTAACATTTTCACCGTTTGTAAAAGTAATAAGTTTATAACCTTTTCCATTATCTGAAGGAGTTAACTTTTTACCTTTCAGATTTAATATATCACCTGATCTACAGACTAAATATACACTATTGAATATGTGAAACGTATATAAATTCTCATTAATCTTATACAAAGAGTAATCTTTAAATGCTTTTGTAACTTGTTTATTTACACATAAGGGACAGTTTTCCCAAAGCTCATTCTCTTTTTGTAGTATAAAATCAAGATCATCTGACTGAAGAATAACATTTACAGAGTATCCTTTATCAGCAATATTTTTCCACTTTTCACTTCTGTTTTGTTTTGAATAAGCTCTTTGAAAACCACCGTATGAATACTTTTCATCAAATGTTCCTTTTCCAATATAGAAAATATCTCCTTCTAGAGTTCTATGTTCATATATATAATACTTTTTCATCTTGGTATCAAATATAAAAACAATTTTTCTATTTTCCAAACTTTTTCCTAACTTTTTCAATTTTTTCTCTAACCAAGTCAGTTAAATTTTCTCTAGTCTTATTATCGTGACACTCTAAACAAAGCAACATTATGTTTTCTTCTTCATATTTAAGTTCTGGGTATTTACTTTTTTCAAGAACATGATCAAACATATAAGAAAGTGGCTCTTTTCCAAGCCACTTTCCACAGTTTTCACAGGTGTGAACATTGCTTTTTCTCCAAATTTGTAAGAAAAAGTCTCTCATTTCGGAAATATTCCGAATTACCTCTTCAGATTTGTCCAGCTTTTTAGTTAATAAACTGGACTTTTTGGCTAATGCTTTTCTAGGTTTGTGTTGAAAACAATAGTCACTTTCAGCATTCTTACCACATGTTTTACATTTCATATCACACCTTGTTGTAAGTTTTAAATTTAGCCCTAGAATTGTACATGTCAATTAGGAAATTGATCTTTTCTTTCCAGTCAGTGTACACCTTCTTTTTACGTTTGTCAATAGATGCACCCTCTTCAAAGAGTTTATCTATCTCATCATGTAAATCAGCTAAATGTATATACTGTTTGTTAAATAGATTGAGATCATCCTCTTCAATGTTCAGGATTATTCTATTCTTCGTCATACAATCTGTATTGTTTTTCTTGTAAAAATAATAATAAATACTCTTTACGCATACTTGCTGTTTGTGCAGGACCAGGGATGTAATACAATAGAATAGCCTCTAGCCAATCATCTGGTATATCCTTAAGAAGAACATAATCCCATATTACATTGTTCCATCTGTAGTAATACTGCCTGATGATAGAGAATGGATGATCCTCTATATCCATGCTAAAATTAACAACGCTATTCTCTTCTTTCCAGCCCCACCTAGCATAATCTAGCCCACCATCCACCATAGCATTACCACACTTACAGTGTTTGTAATCATGTCCATAATAGCTCTGTATGTTATCACCACAGAGGTTACAATGTACAGCATTATAAAATAGTGTTTTCATTTGTTTTTGTTTAAATAAATCACTGCTCCAAGAGATATTCCTTTGGTTACCAAAACTATTTCTGATGGAATTCTTCCAAGAAATCTATCATTATAACTAGTGGTTCCCACATAATTAAAGGGAAGACCTCTTGTAAGGTTGTATCCAGCATCAAAAAATGTATATCTAAGACATGTAAATGTCAATACATAATTCAATCCTTTTTTTCTATCAACATGTGTTACTAAAGGAACAATTACTAATGTTCCTATAGATGCAGCCTTAAAAGATTTAGATTCAAGTTTCTTACCTTCATCATATAACCCATCGCCTACAGAATTTAGGAAAATGGATGTAGTGAAAAGTGCCACTCTTGTCCATTTATCCTGAGAGAATGTAGGAAATGTAGCAAATGTAGCAAAAAATAAACAAATTATAAGTTTCACCTTACGCCAGTTGATCCAAATCCACCAGATCCTCTGTCAGACTCATCTAGTTCATTTGTTTCTTCAAATATTACATCTTCCACCTTTTTAAAATAGATTTGACCTATTCTCTCCCCTACTTCATAAGGAAATGGGTAGAGCCATGCGTTGTCTGTAATATTTGTAAAAATCATTTTCCATTCTCCTCTATAATCACTATCGATGATTCCTACAGAATTATTCATTATCCAATAATGCTTAGTGAGATTGCTACGTGGTATAAGAATGCCACAATATCCCTCAGGGATCTCTGTAGCAAATCCTAGCCCTATTGTACGTTTTCTTGGAGCTTTGTCATCATAGACAATACTGTGAGCATAAACGTCAAAACAAGCAGCGTGAGAGCTACCCTTTATAGGTAGCTTCACATCTGGTTGTAGTTTTTTGAATTTAATCTTCAATTGTGACTTCTTCATTAACTTTAATTTCTGTTTGTTTAATTTTAGTTATGATGCTTTGCTTGATTTCATTATAAAACTCCTCATTATCTAAGAGCATAGTTTTAAATTGATCAAGATCATATTTAATCTCATTGAATGTGAATGTCTTGCCATACTTTCTACCAAGCTCAAACTCATTAAGAAGATCCATAACCTCTCCAACCTTATCAATTCCTTCACCATAAACAATCTCAAATGTAGAGAGTTTATATGGGGGAGACATTTTATTCTTAGTGGCTTTCACCTTAGTGATGTTTCCGTAATTTACATCACCATCTTTTGCTAAGCTTCTGCTCACTTCTATTCTGCAATCTGAATAATATTTAAGAGCATGACCACCCTGTGTTGTTGTAGGATTACCAAACATAACACCGATCTTCTCTCTATATTGACTGATTACAATTACACAAACATTGTGTTCAGATAGGGCACTCTTCATCTTTGGATAAGCTGAGCTATTTAACAAAGCCTTCTTACCAATAGAACTATCTCCCACCTCACCATCTAACACCTTCTTAGGAATCAATGAGCTATCAGAATCGATGATTACAAGATCAATATCTCCTGTCTGTATCATTTCCATAGCAATGTTAAATCCTTCTTCACCACAACTAGGTTGAGAAATCAAGAGCTTTTCTGTATCTACACCTAGAGCTTCAAAATACTTTTTATCAACAGCATGTTCGCCATCAATATAAAGCACTGTGCCTCCTTTCTTTTGACATTCTGCTACAGTGTGACCACAAATTGTTGATTTACCTGTACCTTCCCATCCCATGAGTTCATACATCTTACCTTTAACAAATCCACCAATACCTAATGTTATCCAATCAAAACCAATTGATCCTGTACTAATAGTGTCATAATCTCCATTAGTCTTACCACTAAGTGTTAGAATAGTGTTTGCACCATAGGCTTTGTTAAGTCTGTCTACAGTGTCTTGAAAATTTGTGCTTTTTGCTGTTTCTTTTGCTTTTGCCATATTGTTGATTTTATTATTTAAATATACGAAGTTCTTGTTAATTTTCAAAGAAAAAAGAGCCCCAAATGTAGACACATTGGGGCGTTTAAATCGAAAAATCAGAACAATTATTTATCTGGTTTCTCAAGTTTTTCATTGCCCCTTTTTACAGGTTTTGTATATGGACAATGTTTACATGAGTTACCGCAACAATATCCTCTATGAAGGTGGTGGAGTTCTGTAAACACCACCTTTCCTTCAAAGAGATAATAATGTATGCCTTCTATGAATTCTTTTTTCATTATATATTGATATCACATTGGCCCCCTCCGCATGCCTGGATAGCACCAAAGTCCACCGCATCATCTAGCTCAATCACCTTTGTCAGGTCTACAGAATGTATAGAGCTTATACGCTTCTCATATTCTTCCTTTGTGATGTCTTCAAAAGGAGCTTGTTTATAGGTATGGTCAAAATAAGGTAGTACACTAAGCCCATTATAAACATCTCTATTCTCCCACATCCATTCTCCTACAACTTCCCATTCAGTTTGCATTTTAAAAAGATCTATACTTATATCCTCTTGCATAGTATAAACATGAGCACCAATAGAAATTGTAGCACTTACATTATGTGTATTATCACCGTTAATGTGCCCACCTTTAATCCATTCTAGAGAGAACTTCTTAACACGCTCTAGGGTGTCAATAGCTGTTTCTGTTCTAAGAATAGATCCTTCAGGAGCCTTAACAGGGATTCTAACACATACAGTGTCTGTAGGACGAAGAACATCATCTTCGCATAGCTCTGGGTGATTTACCATTAAATAGCTAGCAATGTCCTCATTCTTATTAAACCTCATAGTTCTGAGATAGTAGTCATTATGCCAAGCATGTATACCACTAGCTGTTCCAAGCACCAACGATGTTGTACCAGAGGGCTTAATACATGTTAGTCTAGCTGCTTCATTAGTGCCTAGTGTAGAACTAGTCATACTGTTTGTAAC